CATTAGATATGCTTGAAGGCTATCCTCATTTTTATGATAAGAAAGAAATACCCATTGAATTTATGGGCCATAAGGCTGATGCTATGATTTACTACATGGTATCGCAGTATGGCGTATCTCATCCTAATCAATCATACCAGCGTATGCTTGAAGAAGGGTATTATGCTCACGGTCTTGATTTAGATCAAATCTACAAGGCTGAGGGTTTCAATCAGTATGATTACTCTTACTGATATCGGTCTAGGCGTCATCCCGATCAATAAATTCTGCCGCCGTCTTAATGGAGAAAAAAGATGGCAAAATATGAACCAGTAAATTACAAATATACCTCAACTAAAGAATATCATGATGCATTTCCCTGTGCTTATAGACAGTGGAGGGCTGATAGTCACTGTAACCAAATTCATGGTTACTCATTTACTATCAAGGTTTACTTTGGTGCAGACACACTAGATGCACGTAACTGGTGTGCAGACTATGGTGGTCTAAAGGACCTTAAAGCAATTCTTGAGGATTGGTTTGATCATCGTCTACTAGTTAGCGAAGACGATCCTGATATGGAAACATTCCAACTGTTGCAGGAAAAGAAAATGGCGAAATTAACAGTTGTTCCAGCGACCGGCTGTGAAGCCATTGCCGATATGCTCTACAAGTATATCAACGGAGTCTATATCCCCGATCATTGGGGGAAAGGTGAGTCAGAACGCCTTTGGTGTTGGAGAGTAGAAGTAAGAGAGACCCAGTCAAATATGGCATTTAGAGAGGGCCATCGGGAATGGAATGAGGATTTATTCGCCGGATTCTAACAAAAAGAATAAATAAACATAGTTAGTAGCAAAGGACGAACTATGTATTATGGATTCATATATGAGTGGACTAATATACTAAATGGTAAAAAGTATATCGGTTCACATGCAGGTACAACCGACGATGGATACATTGGTTCGGGTAAAATATTTCAGCGAGCAGTAAAGAAGCACGGAATTGAAAACTTTACCCGAACTATTCTTGAGTATATTGTGGTTTCGGATCGTCTCTATCTTTTAGAAAGAGAAAAACATTACTTAGACAACGCAAATGCTTATTACTCTGACGATTACTATAATGTTGCGAAGGATGTTATCGGTGGAAACACAAAAGCAGGGTGGACTGACGAAAGGCGTGAAAAATTCCGCGACCAAATAAAACAAGTTTGGGCTAACCGAACCGACGAAGAAAAGAAAGCAATTCTAAACTCGGTTCATGCTAAAACTAAAGAATGGTTTAACACTACCGAAGGATTGCGGTTGCGAGAGCAGTTGCGGACCAATTCTCATCGGTTGGTTGAAGGAATTAAGAACCGTGATCCGGAAGATAGAAAGCGTAGTGCTAAGTTAGGAAAAGAGAGAATGGGTGTTGAGAGAAGGAAGGAAGCAGCCCGCAAAGCAGCAGAGAACCGTAACCCAGCAACCGAAATAATAGCACGACAAAAAGCCAGAGAAACCAGAAAAGCATGGACAGAAGAAAAACGCAAAGAAGCGTTTAATAATATGAGTCAAGGCAGAAAAGGTAAATGCATAGGCGCTAGTAACGGCAGAGCGAGGAAAATTGTTGCGGAGTCCAAAACATTTGACACTCTTAAAGAGGCTATGTTATACTTGAAAATAAGTGAAGCAACCCTACATAAACGCTTGAAGGATCCAAATGTCAACGACTATTATTACATTAACTAAAAACCCTAACAGTGAATGTGATTGTGAGGAATATTGCGCTCGGTGGGGGAAAGCAGAAGATGGATCATATGAATTTTGGTGCCCATTAGTTCCAAAAGGATTCATTGAATATGGAATTGACTGCAAACTTTATTTGCGTAAAGATGAAAGTATGAAACAAACCATTATAACCAAGGATAAGAGATAATGACTAAGAAAGTATACTACACTGAAAAGCAGATTGACGGTATGGTTCAAGATATCATTCGTCAAATGATTAGTGACGATTGGAAGCCTGACTATATTGTTGGTATCAATCGCGGCGGATTAATTCCTGCTGTGAAGATTAGTCATTATCTCAATGTCACTATGGAAACACTTACGGTAAGTTTGCGTGATGGTTCTGGTCGTTGCGAAAGTAACTGCTGGATGGCAGAAGATGCGTATGACGGTAAAAAGATATTAGTTGTTGATGATATCAATGATAGCGGTGCAACACTTCAATGGCTAAAGAATGATTGGTCGTTGAGTGCATATCGTGATGATCCTAAGTGGGATGGTATTTGGAACGAGAATGTTAGATTTGCAGTATTAATTGATAATGATTCAAGTCCGTTGCAAGTTAACTATATCGGTGAAAGCATCAACAAAGCAGAAAAAGATGTTTGGATTGTCTTTCCTTGGGAAAATTGGTGGAAAGGGTGATTGACAATGACCTTGATTCAGATTATATTAGTAATTATATTTTGTGCAGTAGCCTCTTTCTTCCTTTATGGAATATGGCTTCTTGAAAACGACCGAGACGAATTTAGAAGAAAGCATGGTTATGATCCTAAATATCATGATTGGAAAGTAAATGACAAAGATCAAGATAAGTGAATTATTTTATAGCATTCAAGGTGAGGGTAGATATCAGGGCGTCCCTAGTATCTTCCTAAGAACTTTTGGATGCAATTTTACATGTGCAGGCTTCGGCATGCCAAAAGGGGAACTATCAAGTGAAAGAGAAAAAGTCAATCCAGAAGACTATAAAGAATATGGTTCCCTCCCGCTCGTCACTACGGGCTGCGATTCCTACGCATCCTGGGATCCTCGCTTCAAGCATCTTTCTCCCAGCAGGGACATTGATTCTATTGTCAGCGACATTATGGAACTATTACCGTTTAAAGAATGGAAAGACGAACACCTCGTTATCACAGGTGGAGAACCATTGCTCGGATGGCAACGAGCCTACCCAGAACTCCTAAGTCATCCTAAGATGCAGGGTCTTCAAGAGATTACATTTGAGACTAACGGTACTCAACCTTTATCTGATGAGTTTGCAGACTATCTTGAAGAATGGTGCTGGCCACATGTATATCCGGGCTTTGAACGAGAGATTACTTTCAGTGTCAGCCCTAAACTGACTTGCTCCGGTCATACTACCGAAGAAGCTATCAAGCCTGAGATTGTTGTAAACTATCAAAAGGTAGGATATGTTTATCTCAAGTTCGTGATTGCAACCGAAGACGATGCTAATGAAGCATTAAGTGCAGTTGAACAATATCGTGATGCAGGGTTTAGAGGTCCTGTTTACTTCATGCCTGTAGGCGGTGTTGAAAGTGTTTATCATCTTAATAATCGCACTGTTGCTGATCTTGCTATGAAGCACGGTGTTCGGTATAGTGATAGACTACAAGTTCCTCTCTTTAAGAATGCGTGGGCAACTTAATGAAAAGAATCGGGTTCTTAGTTAGTTCACAGACATTGATTCCACACGGTGGCATCGGACAGTTCACAAAGAGTTTTTGTGAGTTGATGGATAGTCATGGAATATATGTAGATATTATTACTGACAAGAGTCCTCAGGGCGTTGCTGATGAGTTTGTTAAAGAACTTAGTGCAAACATTATCTATCCTGACAACCCTTTAAAGTACACAGACCATAGTGCTATCTTTATGTACGGAGATAGTTACTGCTACGAACGAATGGCTAACTTCCGTGATGCTACTGTTAAGGCACTGAGTACTAATCTGTATGATGCATTCGTTTGTAATACATATGAGACTATTCAGGTAATCTCTACATTAGGATTGAGTGATTACATTCAAACTATCGCATATACTCATCTTGAAAGCCAAATCTTCAAAGACACTAAAAACCCATTTTTGGATAGTGTCAATGATATGATGAGACTACAATTGAAGATGCCAAACTTAACTATTGGTACGCAAAGTATGTTTAATAAACTGCATATTGAAAACGCATATCATTTGCCTATCCCACTTCCTGAGAAGGGTTTGTTACAGGAATATGACAACGATAGAGAAGGTGTATTATTCATTGGTCGTTGGGAAGAAGGAAAGAATCCTGAGCTTTATCTTGACTTGATTGAACAGACTGGCTTGCCCGCTCGTGTCATGACAAGCGCAACAGGTGCTAAAAAGTTTGAAGAACGATTGAAGAAGATTGGTGTTGACTACAAGATTGCAGTTAGTATCATCGGACAAGAGAAAGTGGACTTTATTAGAAACTGTAGAGTTGCATTTAATCCAAGCACAGTAGAAAGCTATGGTATTGCATTCTTGGAGCAGATGATTCAGCTTCCTACTTTTGCTTTAATTAATCAACGCTGGACGCAGAACTTCCCAAGCACGATGTTCTTTACTACAAGCAAGCGTAATATGGCAGAGGATATCAAAGCAGTATATGACCAATATCCTACAAGCAAATCTTGGTATAAAGCATACGATTCAGTGAACCATTTCAAACTGCATGAAGATGCAGTGTTTCATAAGTGGAATCATTGCTTCAACGAGTTTGAACCTCGCAAGAGTAATAGCAATACTGCAAAGATTTGTGATGAGACTACAGTTAAGTACAATGATTTTGTTGAAGGGTTGGGTCGCCGTATTCTTTGTATTGACGATATTAGAAGCGTATTGGCTAATAGACATAAGTTTAGAATCATCTACACTGAAAAGGATACTTACTTAACTAAGGATCCTCTTTTTGAGCCAGTAGAAGAAATTACAGGAACAGGATTGTTTGAGTTTTGATATGAAAAAGATACTAATAACAGGTAATTCAGGCTACATAGGTTCACATCTGTCTAAGATGTTGTCAGATGAATACATTGTACACGGACTTGATATCAACCAGCCGCAACATCCAGTAAAAGAATTTCATCAAATTGATATCAACCGACTATTCACTACCGAAATTGAATATGATGCTGTTATTCACCTTGCTGCATTAGTTAATGTAGGTGAAAGTGAACGTATTCCGATTCAATACTATATTACCAATATCAATGGCACAATGAATGTGTTGAACAAGATAAAGACAAAAAACTTTATCTTTGCTAGTACTGGTGCTGCTGATTTGTGCGAGAGCGCATATGGTATCAGTAAAAGAGCCGCAGAGGATGTAGTTAGAGAATATTGCACTATTCATCGTCCTACTCCATATACGATTTTTAGGTTCTATAATGTAATTGGCACGGATGGCTATCAGCCCACTAATCCAGATGGATTAATGTACAACTTAATTAAAGCTATGGAAACGGATGAGTTTACTATCTATGGGAAAGATTATGAGCAAAGTCCAGACGGCACTGCAATCCGTGATTATGTTCATGTTAACGAAATCTGTGCGGCACTAAAAGTTGCGATTGAAAAGCCGGCTAACCAAATTGAATGTTTAGGACATGGCGTTGGATACACGGTCAGAGAAATTGTAAATAAGTTTCAAGAAGTTAACGATACTTTCTTTGATATTAAGTATGGACCTCGTAGACCAGGGGATGCAGCGGTCAGCGTTCTAGAAGATGTTTCGTCATACATGAAAAACATTTATAGCATGGATGAGCTTTTAAAGGTTGACACTCTTACTAAACAATGATATAGTGGATACTATGACTACATTTAACTCAGATATCAAGCGTATTGGTTTTGCCTGTAAGTGGGCTGAAATCAATAAGAAGAATGAAATTGCTAGTACCGAAGGGCTTAACACCGGCGGTACTACCTATGCATGGGCTAAGCGCAATACCCGTAGTAAGGTTGAGGACAAACTGATTGAGGTTGCTAAGAAGAACATCCTCAATACACATGCCCTCGTCAAGAAGGTAGCAGCACTTCCAGCCGAATTGCGTATGCTGCGTATTACCAGCGACATGCTATCATTCTATACTATGGATGAGTACAAGGACTTTTGGAATCGTCAGGACGTTCAAGATAGCCTAGCACGTTGGTTTGCTCCTATCGGTAAGACTGCTCGTGACAACGATGTTCGTATCAGTTTTCACCCCGATCAGTTTGTGGTTCTCGCTAGTGATCGTGAGGAAGTAGTCAATAAGTCTATTGACGAATTTGAGTATCATGTTGATATGGCTCGTTGGATGGGCTATGGCAGCAACTTTCAGGATATTAAGATCAACGTGCATATCTCAGGTCGTCAAGGTCCTGATGGTATCAAGCGTGTGATGAATAGACTTAGCCCCGAGGCTCGTAACAGTATCACTATTGAAAATGATGAAATGAGCTGGGGTATTGATGCAAGTCTTGAACTTGCTGATACATGCGCCCTCGTATTGGACATTCATCATCATTGGGTAAAGACAGGAGAATACATTGAAGCAAACGATGATCGCATTAAGCGAATCATTGACAGTTGGCGCGGCATGCGCCCTGTTATTCATTATAGCGTTAGCCGTGAGGACACCCTTCCTGCCCACTGCAATAACACTCGCCCTGCTCTGGATGTTCTACTAGAAGACGGTCATAAGAAGCAGAAGCTTCGTGCCCACAGTGACTTCTATTGGAATCATGCGGTCAATGATTGGGCAATGACTCATTACGATTGGGCTGATATTATGTGCGAGAGTAAAGCTAAGAATCTTGCCAGCTTCAAGTTGTATGATACATACATCAAGAAAGGTTAATTATGTTTGAGAAATTAAAGAAGTGGTTTGTGCCTGAATTAGCATTAACCGAAGAACAAGAAGTAAAAGAAGAACCCGTTGAAAAAGAAGTAGAGTTAACCGAAAAAGAAAAAGCAACTCTTGCAGGTGAACCATATATTGCTATCTTGAAGGTAGATTTGGATCCCTCTGATATTAACAACGGTAGCTTTGAACTTGATTGGAACGATAAGTTTGTTCTTAATCTTGTTAAGCAGGGTTACAAGATTCGCAATGACGATACCGACGCAATGATTGTAGATCGTTGGTTCCAGACCGTATGCCGTAATATTGCTCTTGAAGTATATGAACAAGAGCAAGCTGACCCTAGTAAACGCAACGACGATATTCGTGTAATTCAGCAACGTGATTTAGGCGGCGGGTACACAG